AGAAGAGCTTTTCCACGAAATCGTGGTAGAGAAATCACGTGAAATTTACGAAACTATCCTTGAATCTGATCTAGAAGATGAAGAAGTTGACGAAGCAGCAGACGAAGAAGTTGACGAGTCAGACGAAGACCTAGATGAATCAGATGACGAAGAAGTTGACGAGTCAGACGAAGACCTAGATGAGAATTTTGATCTAGACGAGTTTGAAGTAGAAGCAGACCCAATGGACATGGTAATGGGCGGCGACCCAGCAGATGACATGATGGGCGATGTTGAAATGCCAGACGACGGCGAAGAAATGGGCGACGAAGAAGGCGATGAAGAATTAGAAGATCGTGTAATGGATCTAGAAGATGCATTAGAAGATCTAAAAGCTGAATTTGACGCAATGATGGGCGACGAAGAAGGCGAAGATGACGACGAAGGCGAAATGGACATGGACATGGATGCTGACGACGAAGGTGAAGAAGAGCCTGAAGAAGCAATGGCATTTGAATCCGACGACGAAGAAGTCGAAGAAGCAGCTGACGAAGAAACAGAAGAATCAGCAAAAAGCGCAGGCGAAACAATGCGTGAGTATGTAGAAAAAGTAAATGCTACTATGGGTGATACAGGTACTAACGGTACAAAGTCAGCTGTAGCAGGTAAAAACGACATGGGCGGCACAGCAGGCAATTTGAATCAGTCAACAACTGGTGAAACTGCCGAAACAGGTGCAGGTTCAAGTGTAAAAGGTTCAGCTTTAAATAGTCAAACTGCTAAAGAAGATTCGGCAGGTAACGTAAATGTACCTGGCGGTAAGGCTTCAAAATCAATGAAGTCACAACCTGGCCATGGCGCTGAGAAAAAGGGCAAGCCAGAGACTGCTGACAAAGCTGCAACAAGCACATTAAATGGTGTAAGCACAAGAGCAAAGTAAGCAGAATATAAGGAAGTTTGAATGAAAAACTTACGAGAGCATTTGACGTTCGACCAGGCAGGAATGGTTGTTGAGTCTACCGAAAACGCTACAGGCGGCAAAGACCTTTTTATGAAAGGTATCTGCATACAGGGCGGAGTGCGTAATGCAAACCAACGTGTATATCCTGTAAATGAGATTGGTAGGGCTGTCAAAACTCTCAATGATCAAATAACAGGAGGATACAGTGTTCTCGGTGAAGTTGATCATCCAGAAGGCCTTAACATTAACTTAGACCGAGTAAGCCATATGATCACAGAAATGTGGATGGATGGCCCAAACGGTTATGGAAAACTTAAAATTTTACCAACACCTATGGGAAACCTAGTTCGCACTATGCTTGAAGCTGGTGTGAAACTAGGTGTCTCATCACGAGGATCCGGAAATGTTAAAGAAGACGGATCGGGCGAGGTTTCCGATTTTGAAATAATCACCGTGGACGCAGTGGCACAACCTAGCGCCCCTGGTGCATACCCAACACCAATCTACGAGCATCTAATGAATACTCGCGGAGGGTATAAGGCGTACGAATTAGCACAGGCAACTAAAGAAGACCAAAAGGCACAAAAATATCTAAAAGAATCACTGATTAATATAATCAGTCGACTCCAATAAAAGGAGAATGGAACATGTTGGATGCACTTAAAACACTTTTTGAAAATGATGTAGTTTCAGAAGACGTGCGCCGCGAGATCGAAGAAGCGTGGGAAGCGAAGATTAAAGAAAATCGTCGTACTGCTACTGCTGAACTTCGTGAAGAATTTGCTCAAAAGTACGAACACGACAAGCAAACAATGGTTGAATCAATCGATAAATTGCTTGAAGAACGTTTAGCAACAGAAATTTCAGAATTTGCAGAAGATCGTAGACAGTTAGCTGAAGCTAAAGCAAAGTATGCTGTTAAAATGCGTGAAAATGCAAATCTTATGAAAGAGTTTGTACTACAACAACTTAACAAAGAAGTTGGTGAGCTACACGAAGATCAAAAAGCAATGGCAGAAAAGTTTTCTCAACTTGAAGAATTTGTGGTTGAATCACTTTCTAAAGAAATTGCAGAATTTTATGAAGATAAAAAAGACTTAGCTGAAACCAAGGTTAAACTTGTAAAAGAAGCTAAAGAAAAATTTGCACAAGTTCAAAAAGAATTTGTAACAAAGAGTGCAGCTCTTGTATCAGAAACAGTTGGCAAAAATCTTAATCAAGAAATGCGTCAGCTTAAAGAAGATATCGAAGCAGCACGTAGAAACGATTTTGGACGTAAGATATTTGAAGCATTCTCGTCAGAGTATATGAATTCACATCTTAATGAAAAATCAGAAACTGCTCAACTTCTAAAAGTCATTGACATGAAGGAAAAGCAGATCACTGAAGCTAAAGCACTAGCTGCTAAAGCTAAAACGATTGCGGAATCGGCAGCAAAAGAGAAATCAGTGCTTGTTGAATCAACCCGCAGAGAAAAAATATTGAGCGGTTTAGTTTCACCATTAGGTAAAACTCAACGCGAAATTATGACAGACTTACTGGAAAGCGTTCAAACTGATAGACTTCAGTCTGCGTTTGACAAGTATCTACCGGCAGTTATTGACGGAAACACTCCAGCTAAGAAGAAGGCAGTCATTACAGAGGCAAAAGAAGTAACAGGCAACAGAGAAAACACTAACGTTAGTTCAAAGGCAGGCGCAGACAACAATGTTGTCGACATTAAGCGTCTAGCTGGATTAAATTAAGGAGATTATTATGTCAGAACTATTAGAAAGTCGCTGGCAGGACACAAAGACTGCACTTCTTGAAGGCCTAGGTGGCAACAAGAAAGCTGTAATGGAAACCACTCTTGAAAATACTCGCAAGTATTTGTCAGAGTCCGCTACAGCAGGTGCAACTTCTGCCGGTAATGTCGCAACTCTTAACAGAGTTATCCTACCAGTTATTAGACGTGTGATGCCAACAGTCATCGCAAACGAATTAGTTGGCGTACAGCCAATGACTGGTCCAGTGGGTCAAATCCACACACTACGTGTACGTTATGCTGATTCGTTTGACAGCACAAGCGGCACAGATGTAACAGCAGGTGATGAGGCTCTAAGCCCATTCAAGATTGCTGAAGGCTATTCAGGTGATTCAGCTACTGATCGTGCATCATCAACAGCAAGCTTAGAAGCAGTTGCTGGTAACAGAATGTCAATTCAGATCTTGAAGCAAACTGTCGAAGCTAAAACTCGTAAGCTCAGCGCACGCTGGACTTTCGAAGCTGCACAAGACGCACAGTCTATGCATGGTATCGACGTAGAAGCAGAAATTATGGCTGCTCTTGCACAAGAAATTACCGCTGAAATCGACCAGGAAGTTCTAGCATCGCTAACTTCACTAGCCGGTGACAACATTGAAACTTACAACCAAGCGGCTGTAAGTGGTACTGCTACTTTCGTAGGTGATGAGCACGCTGCACTAGCTGTTCAAATCAACCGCGTAAGTAACTTGATTGCACAGCGTACACGTCGTGGCGCAGGTAACTGGGCTGTTGTATCGCCATTCGCGTTAACAATCCTACAGTCTGCAACTACTTCGGCGTTTGCACGTACAACTGAAGGTACTTTTGAAGCGCCAACTAACACTAAGATGGTTGGTACTCTAAATAACGCAATGAAAGTATATGTAAATACATATGCTTCAGACAGCGCACCTGTACTAGTTGGTTACAAAGGCTCAAGCGAATCAGATGCAGCGGCATTCTACTGCCCATACATCCCGCTAATGAGCTCAGGTGTTGTGCTTGATCCAGCGACATTCGAACCAGTAGTTAGCTTCATGACACGTTATGGTTATGTTGAACTAACAAACACTGCTTCGTCGCTTGGTAACGCAGCAGACTACCTAGGTAAAGTTGGTATTACCAACGGTAACGTTAGCTTTAGCTAAGTTTTACTTAGATAGTAAAAGTATTAAACAGGACCTTCGGGTCCTGTTTTTTTATGAAAAAATAAAAAAATGTATTTTTCTGGTTGACTTTTGTTGCAGTGATGTTATTATTAATACTGTAGCAAGACGTTGTTACAAGGGTTGGCGCTAATAATCCTGTTTCTAGAGAGGATAAGCGCACTTGTTAGGGGTAGTGCCCGGCGTAGAGTTTGGAGGCAAGCAGTGCGCACACTGTCACACTAGACAGAGCAAGGTTCTAGGCGATATAGACAATGGTATCTGGACGCTTAGTTGGAGGTAAACCCAAGTCCTTCACCCACCTTTATTATAAAGCCCGATGCTTAACTGTGTCGGGCTTTTTCTTTATTTGATAAATACATGTGTCAGATAGTGTGCTGCAAGGCAGACTTATGCTGTACCCACAGCGTAGTGGCTAGAACCCACATCGGACTTCTAATAAGGAGAAAACAAATGGGACGTCCATTAAACAAAAGATACTTAGGTGATCCAGAAACACCAGATCAACGTGTAGTAGGATCAGAAACAGAAAATAACTTTCGTGTAGAATGTAATGTAAAAACTGCAACAGGTCCTGTTGATACAGGTTACATTATTGCACAGAAAGGCACAAACAAATTCAAAGTAACTGACGGTACAGATACTTTAGATTGTCGTCTTGTAAACAAAGCAACAGCAGATTTATTAGAAGGCGAAATGGTAATGTTTGGTTCAGATGGCACTGGCAATAGAATTACACTAAAAAAAGTAACAGGTCATAAAGCATACGACTTCGATAATAACATTTATACTTGGTCTATCGAAGACGATTCAACAGAATCGATTGTAATACTAACAGCTATCTAATATAATAGGGGCTTCGTGCCCCTAACTATAGGAACTAAGAATGCCAAAAATTGTAAGAACTTCAGACAACGACTATAGAATTATTACAGCAGAATCTGGACAAATTATCCTCGATACAACCGATGGTAAAAGTAACGGAACTGGTAAAGTAGTTGTACGCGGAGACTTAGAAGTTTTTGGTGGCACAACTACAATTGAATCGGTAATAACAACAATTCAAGATAGTATAATAGTTCTAGCTGCTGGAAATACATCATCTGGATTACCTGGAACTGGGCTAGATAGGCCATTTAGTTCTGGTATTGAAATTGACAGGGGATTATTCCCAAATGCAAGATGGGTATATGACGATAGTATTAGTTGGGGCAACTGGGGCATTGGCACAGGTGCTTGGATAGGAACTCAAGGAAATATTGGAGCTGAAACTGTACTTCCGGTTTATACAGTAGCAGTAGTAGCACCAGATGACTTGTATTTAATTCCAGGTGCAAGCGGTGCACTAAGCGTCTCTGGGACAAACAACTACGAAGAAAGAGTTTTTAGATATGAAAATTCTCAAATAACTCCAGATCCTAACACAAGAAGAATTGTATTAGATGATGATTATATACCTAATGCAAAAGGTGTAAAAGATCTTGTTGATTTCCAAGTTTCTAATACATCGATCGATAAAATTGTAGAAGATAATACTAGTGTTGAAGTAAAGGACAAGAGTAATGTTATTCTAGCAATAAGTGAAGTAGGAAGTAGAACTGTTGTAGAAACGTTTAACAGTCATGGATTTGCAACAGGCGATCAAGTTACTATAGCGAATATAACAACTAGTCCTACTGATTTAATTATTGAAGGAATTAACGGTACTCATAATGTTACAGAAGTAACAAGTAGTACAACATTTGAAATAGATGTCAATACTACAGGCGGCGATCCTAATACATATACTCAAAATAGTGGTTCGACAGTTGTAAATACAGACGACGAAAGTGTAGTTGAAGTTACAGTCGAAGGCAGTAATGTAGCTAATTTCTATAATAATAGAGTAAATTTATCTGATATAGAAATTAGAGGAACAAATATTTTTACAAGTTCAAGTAATGACGATTTAACTATTAGCGCCCCTGGTACAGGTGTAGTTAGAATAGATGATACATTAGAAATTACAAAAACTCCGGGCGACGATGACGGTACTATTAATCCGTTAGGACCATTAAATGGTGTAAAAATTTACGCTAAATCTCAAAGTTCAGGTAAAACTGGAATTTATTTCGTTAATGAAGACGAAAATAGAGACGAATTAATAAGTAAAAATAGATCGCTTCTATATAGTATAATATTTTAAGGTAAAAACATGTCATTAGAAAACGCACAATTAAAAGATACGCAGTTAGATGTACTAACAGTGCCTGCTAATAAAGTGTATGCAATTACTAGTATAATGGTTTGTAATACGTATTCACAGTCAGGAGTAGATCCTGCAAATAATACTGCAAACTTTGATATGCACTTTATTAAAAATGGACAAGCATTATCTAATTCTGTAACAGCAGTAATAAGAGAGTTAGATTTGCCTGCAGGAGAAACTTTTACTTTTGATTCTGAAAAGGTTGTTTTAGATGCAGGAGACAAAGTTGCATTTGTTGCAGGGCCAGGAATTTATGAAGATCCAAATGGCGATCCAGGAAACACAAATCTAACAAATTTAGCAGTTTCAATAAGTTATTTGGAAGTTTAATATGAGACTAATAAAGGCACAAAATACTAATTTACGTAACATTTATGGAAAAGGAATTAAGTACGACATAAATGGACAAATCATTATGGACTCAACTAATGCAGTTTTAGTGCCTACAGGAACAACAGCACAGCGTCCTGAAAATCCTCAAAACGG